TGACATGGTTTTTCGCAACGTCATTTGGTCTTTGGATTGGAAAAAAGACCGTGGAGATTATAGTAGATGGGAAAACTACTAAAGTTTCTGATAATTAGTTTTTTAGTTATTTTTTTTACTAGTAATGTATATGCTCTTGACAGATGTAGGGAATTCACTACAGATGTTAGAAATTCACATATACGAAATTTTGATGGAAATTTTCCATGGTGGTATGGACTAGGGCAAATAGAGCAAGAATCAGCGTGTAGAGCAAATGTTACAGCTTTTGATGCTGGTATGGGACTTACACAATTTATGCCAGCAACATGGAAACAAATTAAAAAAGAAATGGGAAGACCAGATTTAAATCCATATAAAGCTGCAGATTCAATTGACGCTCAAGCATTTTATATGGCGTCAATTCAAAAGAAAGAAAATTGGACAAATCCAAAAGAACTTTGGATTTCATATCAAATATATAATGGGGGAAGAACTCTATTATATAAAGAGTATCAGAGAGCTGGTGTTCTTGATTGGGATCTTATGAAAAATGAATGTCAAAGAAGAAAGATTCAAATGAAATGGGGTGTTCTTGATTTATGCGAAGTAAATTATGATTACTCCAAAAAAGTATATAGTCGTGGTGATAAGTATAGATTGGGAAAAGATCACTACTCATGGAGATTTTGGTAATGGAATTCTTTAAGAAAATTTGGGCTATTCCAATAGTGAAGATTCTAACTTTTATCATTGTAGGATTTTTAGTTTTATCAATCGTCGCTTGGGCTGCGAACTCATTTCCACGACAGAGTGTTGTGGATCAAATCATAAAGGACAGAGAAGTTGAAATTGAAAAAAATTATAAAGATCAAATTGCGGAAAAAGATGCTCAAATAGGATCTTTAAATGAGCAACTATCACAATCAGAGAAAGAATATGCCAATTTAAAAAAGACTTATTTAAATCTTAAAAAGGCATATTCAAATGTGGAGAAACCAAAAGATGTTCAAGAAACTAAGCGTCGCTTTAATGATATGGGCTATACTACTAAGTAGTTCAGTAGCTTATTCTGCTGATGTTTGTTTTGATGAAAAAGTTGCGGCACAGATTGTAGTTGATTTAGAAAAATATAAAATTATGCAGAAGCAGGTTGACATATTAGAGAAGCAAAATGAACAATTAGAAAAGCAGATTGAGTTGTATAAGCAAATAAATGCTCTTCAAAGAGATCAAATTGAGATAACGAAAAAGACTCTTGATGATTATAAAAAGTTAATGGAAGATAAAGATAAATTGTGCGAACAAAAAGTTAAGGATGCTAAACCAACATTAACTTCAACTATTGTTCAGAATGGTATATTTACATTGATTGGTGTTGCTATTGGAGCATTATTATTCTAAAGAAAGGAATTATATATGTCGAGTAAATGTGCACTATGTAATCCTAAACAAAAGGATTGGGAAGAGCAGGGATTCTATGGTTCTAGATGTGGAATGTGTAAAGCAAATACAGCATTTTTGGTTGCTTCAGAACACAGATCAAACATAGAACCACACGAACGAGAAATTGTTAATAATTTAATTACAAAACATTATCCTGGATTTAAAGAAAAGAATATGAGTAAGACTAACAAATTTCATTGGTATGCATTTTTAGTTAAAGAGGATAAATAATGTCTGATAAATATTTAGAATTCTTACATGAATCTAAAGAAGAGGATGATATTAAAAAAGCTATTGCAAAGACAAGACTTGAGTATAAAAAGAAAAGAGAAGAACTTAAACAAAAAATAGCTGATGCGAGAGTTAAGTACTCTGAACATGCTGAAACCGTGGGTCATACATTTGCAAAACAGGTTCTTGAAAGTTTTGAAGAAGAGTTAATCGAGCTACAAGAAAAATTTGTTGAAAGGATGGGATCTCTTGTATCTCGATTAAAACTAATTCAAGCAAGAAGAGGTATTAAATTAACAGTTGCTACAGTTGCTATTTCTACTATACTAATTTCTTCGTATCAGTTATATAAAAAATATATAAAATCTTATCAACTCCAGTGTAAAGTATATCACGGGACTGATAAAATTTTGTGTTATAGAAGAGCAAGGATAAAAGCTCTAGAACAGAGAATAATATACTTAAAACAATCAATAAATCACGAGTGTAGAAATACTAGAGATCCAGTAAGATGTAAACTTAGAATAGCGAAAGAAATTGAGAAATTATCTATGAAGATAGAAAAATATAGGGAGTTGATTTAAGAATGACTAATATTCTAAATATGTATTTAGAATCTCTTGAACAGGATGCCAGTGATTTGAGAAAGATGACTTTCGGAAAACCAATGATCATTTTTTCAAAGGAAAAGGATAGATCAACTGGACTTCTTAGATTTGAAAAAGAGAAACCTTCAAAAAATCTTAGATTTTTATTTGTATTTCCAAATGAAGAAGAATTATCATTTCATACTGTTGGTATGAAATTTAATATAGATATTTATTTCTTCGATAAGGATGGATCTCTTATTAATAAAAGACTAAATTGCCCTCCAGGAATTGAAGAAATAAAATCGAATGGACCATGTAAATATGTAGTAGAGTGTAGATCAGATGAAGAAGAGGAAGATTAAAAAAGTAAAGGTTAGAGTGCCTATTCCTATTAGACCATCCAGAATAAAAGAATCTAAAAAGATATATAATAGAAGGAAACATAAAAATGAAGATATTGGATGAGTATTTACAATACATTCATGAACAAGTTTTAGTTAAAAAATTTGGTCCTGCAGCAGTCAAAGAACTAAAAACTTTGATAGATGTAGTGAGAAGAAGGCAGGCTGCCCTTGCAAAATTGAGATCTATGAAACAAACACCACAAGTAAAAGAAGTGATAAAACAAAACTTGAAACAAATTAGAACTTTAAGAAAATCCATATCTCGTATAAATGCTATAAAAAAGATATAAAATAATAGAAAGGAAATCACATGACTCAGAATTACGAGGAAATGATTGACAATATTTTACAAGAAGAAATGTCTGAAAACGCTTTTAGATTCTGGAGAGCTTTAAAAGAAAAGATTCCTCCAATATGGAATCGTAATTCGTCAGCTACATTAAAGTATCATAAAAAGGACGATGGTCATGTTGCTACGATTGCAGAACATGTATATGAAATGACATATCTATGTTCTAAACTAATGAGAATTTTTGATTGTGAACCAAAGTCTAAGAAAGCTGATTTATTATTTTTAGCTGTTGTATTACATGATGCTTTTAAATATGGATTAAAAAATCCAGAGTACTCAAGAAGTACATATACAAAGCATGATAAAGTTATCGGTGACACAATCGTTCAAAATAAAGAATTATTTTTGAAACTATTTAATGAACAAGATGTAAGTTTATTAGAAGAGTGTGTCAGATATCATTCTGGTAAATGGTCTACTGATGCACGAAGTGTTAATTTTTCTTTTAATAAACTTTCTCCTGAGACTTTTTTCATTCATATGTTAGATATGCTTTCAGCTAATAATTTAACTAAAATAAATGGGAATGGAACAGATGACTCTAGCATCAACAAAGTTGATTCCTGAACTACAATATTACTTTCATAGTTTTGTAGTTAATAGTACAATGAATAAAAGAATGTTTCCAATTCCTGCACCATTGAAAATAGAATATCTGAATAGCAACAAATCTTTTATTAGATTATTATTTGATAATACATGGGATGAAGATGAATATTGGTATAAATATGAATTAGTTACTAGAGAAACATGGCCGCTTTATGTTCAAACTAGGTTGAGTGTTTATCCAACTTCTGGACAATACTATATATCAAGCAATAATGTAGATTCTACAAATCTATTTGCTCTTTCTTCAGATGACTTGATGTTACTGGATGAACTTTTGTTATATAGATTATTTGGAGATAGTACATCATTTAATATTATAGATTTTTCATCTTTATCTACAAATTTATCAAAGCTTATTTACATATATTTAGATTTAATGATAAATAATAATTATAGTTTATATGATAGTACAACATTAATCTCAGATCCGTCTTTTATTTTGGAATGTTGTTATGAAGCATACGTTTCAGAAGCAGTATTTAATCATGCGTCGGCTTTAAACGTCGAGTTAGAATAGGAGAATAAACATTGTTCTCAGTCAATGACTTTTTCAAAATCTTAAATTTCTTAAAAGGAAATACAGTTGAAGATCTAGATGAAGTAATACAGATCCTATCTAAATCTGAGCAAGCTGTTTCTACAACATATTTTCAAAACATTATAGATCAAAATGCACATATGTCTCCTGATTATCTTCGCTTGAGAGGATTTCTTGCAGACTGGTATGCTTCACACAAAACGATAGTTGGAACACAGAAAAAGGTAAGTGATGTTTTTTCCTTACCAGATGCCCATATAGATGAGTTGATTAGAAGTTTTGGTTTCAACGGACCATTAGATGAGTTATCTAGAAATAATAAAATAAATATGTTTTATGATTTAGTAAACTTATATAAAATTAAGGGAACGCCAGATTCAATTATTAAAGCTCTTAGTTACTTTACATTTACAGATATTGATATTGTAGAATATTGGTTACAAAAAAATAATGCTGGAAGGATAGTATTTGCTGGAGAATATTGTATACCAAAGGTTTCTGGTGCTTCATATTTATCAATTCCAGATGTTGATTTTGAACCAATGACAGAAAATGATCCACATTGGATGCTATCTGAAGAAGAGGTTGAAACTTTAGTAGAAAATAATAAAATTGCACTTCCATCAAGAACACCATACTTTGGTATCGTTCCTGGTATTTATCTTCAAAATGCAAATCTTGGAATGGCAATTATAGTTCGAATAGTAAGTGATGACTATGCTGAGTATTTAGCTACAGGTGATTTAAATAGAATAATCAAACTAACTGATACAGCATTTATAGTATCATTTCTTGAATTGTATATAGCATGTGTTTATACATTCAATGAGTACTATGGAAGAACAACAGGATCTTCTGGTGATAGACATTTCTGTTATGATGGTGCATACACTACAGTAGATGATATTATTGATCAATGGAATTATTACAATACATATAGACCAACTATACGAACAGCAACAGAAGATGAAAGAATTGATAAAATCGAAGAATTTTATGCATTATTTACCAGAGATAAATCAACTTATTTTCTAACAGATTCTTCAACCGCAGGGACTATATTACAGACTATAAATCCAGATCTTAAAACAACTATTGATTCGTTCTTTGGATTTGGTAGAGGATTTGAAATTTTATCTTTGTTAATGAAAGACTTGAGTGATTATGTTTCAACTTATATAAGTTCAGTTATTCCAAATTTATCATCTCTTGTTTTGGGTTTAGGATCTCTTGAGTATGTAAAAGATATTATCAACTTCTTCAAACCATATAGAGCACGATTTGTTCTCATTACAACATCATATGTTTTCAATGATAAACTAACAGAATCAATAGTAATTGGTGATGCTCCAAACATTGATAGAATTCAGGAAACTATTATAGACTTTGATACAGCAGATAGTCATGGTGGTTATCTTGAAGGATTCTTCCCAGAAGGTATTGCTGTTCAATCAGATCCAATTCCTCCAAATGAACAAAGAATCTATAATATTTATGTTGATTCTACAACTGGTGATGTAATGATAGATATTGAGGTTGCATCTGATTCAACAGCAACACAAATTTATAGTGATCCACCAGTTGGTTCTTATAGAGTTGCAAATGTTTATTTGGAAGATTATGGTTATGATGGAATGTATAATATTGTGAAAAAGTTATTTGTAGAGTATTATGATGAACCAGAAATATTGTCTGGTGTTGCAACCCCAGTTTATAGTATGCCTCCATCGGAAATTCAATTTTATCAAACTGCATATTTGAAGATAGATTCTCTTGGAGAATTGGTTATCACTTATGATGAAACTCAAGAATTTTTAGACTGGCCAATTGATACTGTATATAGGAGATATTATTCAAGAGAATTGATGGATTGTGGTTCATGGTTTGATATTGGTGCTTCTTGTGACTTTGAACAAGAATATATACCGGAAGTTATTGAAGAATTCCACGAATATTATAATATTCATAGATATGGTGAAGATGCAACAAATGTTGAGGAACTTGTTTTTTCATCGTATGAAGTTGATAGTACTGGTGATATACAATATGCATTTCAATCTGGTGGTTTTGTAAACTTCGATGTTGGGTGGTTATTTGACTCACCATTCAATAATGATATATGTTATATTGAAGTAATAGAGAGTGGTGGTGGAGAACCAGAACCAGAACCACCTTTGGAAGAAGGTACAATGCACTATGGTCTTATTTATGGAGTTTACCCTGCACAATCAAGTATGTTTCAAACTCCATCCCCAGCAACACCTATGACAGATCAACTAAGTTTGTATGGTGCGTTATCAGGATTTAATAATATCATGTATACTGTAGCAACTGTTAGTCATTATACAAATCCAACAGCTACAAGAGATCTTACAGATGTCATGGTGTTTAGTAGAGGAACAATTGACTATAATTATAGTGATCCATCTTTTAGTAATTATACTGTCTTGTGGGAAAATACTCAACTATTGTATATAAATAATGCAGATATAGATAGCCAAGGAACTAATGACCTTCTGTATCCGTCTATTCTTCCTATTAGTGAAAATACATTCTTTGGTGGAATATATAAATATGTAAGATCTTCTTATGATGATACCACACCATATGCATTTTATTCTACTGATGGTGGATTAACATTCAACTGGACTCAACTTCCTTCAATAGTCGGAGATCCAAACCCAACAGGAATTGATTATGCACACGGAATGGAAGCATATGCAGCTAGTGCAACTACTTGGTATTTATTTGGAATAGGTCCAAATGATAGTGGTATAAATGATATGAGGATGTATAAATCAGTAGATTCTGGAAGCAATTGGACTGTTACAAGTTTTGCTCCAAATGCTACATCTGATAGATATTACACCCTATATACAAGTGTTTCTGGATACGATTCAAATCATATTATTATAGCACAACAATATGAAGATGTAACTATTGGTCAATATGGAATATTAACATTTAAGAGTACTGATGGTGGTTCCAACTGGACAGAAAATATTGTAGCTGCTCCAGGATATTTGTATGGAACTAATTGTAATTGGTGGATGCCAACAATTAAATGGATTGATGCAAACACAATTTATATGATGGCTAGAATAGAATATGCAACTGACGGGTATGCAAAAACAGTCTTTATGAAATCTACAGATGCTGGTGTAACATGGAGTGCTCCAGTAGTTGTTACAAATACTGATGAAGGAATGGATCAAGAAGGAAAGTGTACTATGGATATAGTTGCAGGAACAAATGGACAAGTTATTTGGATGGGTGTATATGAAGATGCATATGCATACGATGTAGGAACAGATACATACACAGAAGCTGGATGGTATTATTATAGATCTATTGATGGCGGAACAACATGGGAATTAGTTGGTGGAATTCAAAATAATTTTGATGGTTCTAATATTGATCAACCATTCTACTCAAGTGATCCCGAGTATATATTCCCATATGCTGGCGGAGTATATGCATTTAAAGAAAATGCTGTATATAGTTCTATATGGGATTTAAATGCTAAGGGAACACCTTTCTTTGAAATTTATGTTCCAGACCCAGACAATGATGCAAATGTTTTAGCGTGGGGTGGATATGCACCTTTTAGATTTTTAGGTTAATATATGGAGTAATTTTATGAACAATACTAGACTAATTATTACAATTCTTGATGGAGAATATACATTTCAAAAACAAGTTTATAATTCTGAACTTAATGAATGGAAAACTGTAGAATTAGATATGTCTAAAGATCATAAAGAATTTAGACAAGCTGTAAATGAAGCTATGAAAACTTCGATTATTGAGTCAAAAGGATTGAAATAATATCTTCATTTCTTCGATACAATCTTCATGTCAATGTTTGTAACCCTTCCTAGATCTAAAAAAACAATCAAGGAAACTATTTCTTCTCATAGAACATATATAAAATACATTCTAGTCTGGAGGTTACGATATAATGGCTAAAGAGTCTAAGTATGCATATCTCGAAGAATTTATTTTAAAGGAGGTAAGAAACGGAACTAGAACTAGAGTTATTTATGGACTTTGTCGTGACAAGGGATATGAAGGAACCGATAGACAATTTTATAAATTTCTTTATAACTTGAAAAAGAAAAATGGAATTGAACAAGTTGAATCTGGAAATGGAGAAAGAGATAGAGATGTATTTTTAGAAATTTTGACCAAAAACAAAATTGTCGATTTATCTTATTTATGTAACACATTTAATTGTACCCCTTTAGAGCTTCAGAGAAAATATATTAATCACTTCAGAAATCTTGGATATGAAATTTCAACTGATAGTCATCGAGTATTCCTCAGTAGTGATCACATCTTTGAACCAGAACCCGTCAAAAGATTAGAATCAAAAGAAATAGATTTTGGTATTGCATCAGATCTACATTTTGGTTCTAAATCAGTTCAGATTACAGCACTCAATGAATTTGCAGAAACATGCAGACAACTAGGAATAAAATATATATTCGTTCCTGGTGATGTTGTTGCTGGACTAAGGGTTTATCCTGGTCAGGAATATGATTTATATGCACACTCAGCAGAAGAACAAGCTGAATCTGTTTTAGCAAATCTTCCATCAGGATTTACATGGTTCATCATGGGTGGAAATCATGACTATGCATTTATGAAAAATGGTGGACATAATATCATCAATGCAATTGCAGCACAACGAGATGATATTGTAGCGTGTGGTTTTGACATGGCAGACATTGAAATTATGCAAAATGTTCACTTGAGAATGTGGCATCCAAAGGGAGGAATCCCATATGCCCTTTCATACAGATTACAAAAAGGAATGGAACAAATTGCACAACAAGAACTGAAACAAATATCAAATGGAACAAAAGAAAAACCATCAATTAAATTTGTTGCAGCTGGTCATCTTCATACAAGTTTCTATGGAAGGTTTGGTGATATCACAGGATTCCAATCTGGAGCATTTGAAGGAACAACTAACTATCTGAAGAGGTTAGGATTGAACCCGTCCATTGGTGGTTGGACATACAAGTGTTGGATTGATAAAAATGGTTTTGTCAGTCACAATCCATTCTTCTGGGAATTCAAAGAGATTGAAGACGACTATAAAAATTATAGACATACGTTCTGTACAGAGAGTAAATGCACAGGTCCATTATTTGAATAATCTATGTGTCGGTGTGTGGCGCAGATGGTAGCGTGTCTGATTTGGGGTCAGAAAGTCACAGGTTCGAATCCTGTCACACCGACCATTAGGAACTAATTATGGATATTACTGATAGGACAGATTATATAGTTAAATGCCCCAATTGTAATAGATCAGCAGGACTAAGAAAAAAGAAAAAAATAAATCAAAGAAAATATAGATTTGTATGTCTTTTTTGTGAGAAAACTTTTTCGGCAACTCTACATGAAGGATTTGAAGTATGTAAAAAATGTGGAGGAGCTGGAGTTTTAGATTTAGGAAACAACACACTATTTTTAATCATATGTAATGAGTGTAATGGATTTGGTTCATTGGATTGGTTAGAAAGAATAAAAGGTCCACCGAACTATGATTCATTTACAGTAGAAGGACATATTTTTTGGATGACTAAAAAGAAGTGGTGATATGAAAATACTATATTCAAAAGAGGAAATTTCAAACCGGGTTAAAGAAATAGGAAAGAAAATTTCAGAAGATTTTTATGGAAATGATATTGTGATAGCTCCAATTTTGAAAGGAGCTGTTATGTTTTCGTCAGATCTAATCAGAGAAATAATCCTACCTCTAAGAGTCGATTTTCTAACTGTAAGTAGTTATCATGGAACTGAATCTAGCGGTCAATTAAAAATAAAATATCTTGGTGATTTAGATTGGTCTTATAAAAATGTCATCTTAGTAGAAGATATTATTGATACAGGATTTACACTATCTACTGTTATTGATTATCTATATAAAATAAAAAAACCAAAAACAATAAAGATATGTACTTTAATTGATAAATACTCAAGAAGAAAAATAAATGTTAAAGCGGATTATGTTGGTTTTACATTAAACGAGGATCACTTTGTTGTTGGTTATGGTTTAGATGATGGAGAATATGATAGAAATTTAGATTCAATATGTATTATGGGGGACATACATGATTAATATATCTGAAGATCTACAAATGTTTATTGTTAATAATTGTAATGAAGTTTCTGTAATTAAAAATAATAATAAATATAAATTATTACAAGTAACAATTACTAAGTCAGATATTATGAAAAATGAGCTTCTAGCTAATATGGTAACGGAAATGTCAAGTTGGTTTATGTTTAATGTAACATCTGGAAGTCTTGCTTATCTTGATCTTGAAAAGTATGCTGAAGTTGTACCATATCAATTTTATGCAACTGTTCCATTTGAAGGAATAGATCCATGTAGTCAGGTATACGTTTTTCAATTTACATTTCAACCAAAAATTCAAATTAAAAAGGTTGAGAGAAAATCATTATTATCAAAACTAAAAAAATACATTGGAAAATATAGGGAATTGTCATGATATTTCTTGTGGGAATAGTTACTTTTTTAATAGCATTTTTTATGATGATGACATCATCTTTAGTTGATCATCATATTCTTTTAAATTCAATAAGGGCTGGTGTATTGAGTTTATTCTCAATGCTTGTATATAAAATAATAAAACATATTTAATGGAGAGATGTCCGAGTGGCTTAAGGAGGCGGTCTTGAAAACCGCTGATCGAAAGATCCGTGGGTTCGAATCCTACTCTCTCCGCCAAGGAGGTAAATGAAAAAAATATTATACGCTATTTTAATTTCATTTTTATTTGTAACAACATCATTAGCTACTGATAATAAACCGAGAGAGTTAACACCAAAAGAAAGAATGGATGTATGTAAATTTGTCGATAAAGAAGTTAAAAGATATTATAACTCATTGAAAGGAACAGTTGTAGTATATAAGAAAGCAGAAGTAAAATGTGAAGATAAAAAATGCGAAAATATGATTGTAGCATCAATTGATATGAGTGAAAAAAAAGCTAAAGACTTTTTTGGTAATAGACTAAAAGAAGAACTAGCAATCGCTGGATACAAAAAAATTCATTTTGATGACCTGAATGGAACTAGGTATTGGACATTGAATTTAGGGGAAAACTAATATGAAAAAACTATTTCTAGCGTTTTTAATTATTTGTTTTATGACTCCGGTTTCTGTTGGTGATGCATTTATGACACCTGATAAAGCTGCTGAGTCTGTACAAAAAATTGTTGAAGGAAAAGCATCACCGTGGGCTGTTAGAGATCCAAGAGTGAAAGTAAAACCAAAACCAATTATAGCAAAACAACAATTCAAGAAAGCAAATGAACAGAGATCAATAGTTGATAATCCTGTTCCTTCAGCGGAGCAACCACCAAAATTTGTTGACCTTAGAAAATTTGATAGTCCTATTAAGAACCAAGGAGAATTTGGATACTGCACAGCATTTGCAAATGTTGCTGTAATTGAAAACTATGCAAATCAAAAAGGTGTAAAACTTGACCTCAGTGAAAGATATTTATGGAGTCTGTATCAGGAATATGATACTTATGTTGCTACTCAAGCTGCTGTAAGTAATCTTATTATTCCTGAAAAAGATTGGCCATATAATTCTGATAAGGCTACTGTAAAAGGATATAAAAAGAATGGTGTTGCTGGATTAAAAGCATATACTGAGATTCAAGCAGTTGACCAGGCAATTAAAGCTTTAGATCAAAACAAACCTATTGTCTTTGCTGCAGAAACTACACCATATTGGGGATCTCCAAACAAGGGTGTAATTCCAATTAAAGGTGCAGAAGAAGGTGGTCATGCAATTGCAATTGTCGGTTATTATTTAGATCCATCAAATGAAGCAACGGGAGGTGGTTTCTTTATATTCAAAAATTCTTGGGGTCCAGATTGGGGTGATAAAGGATATGGTTATCTTCCATTCAAATATTGCAAAAAATATAGTTGCTATTTGATTGAAACTGATGGACCTGTCTTGAAATAAATATGGTGAGGTGGCCGAGTGGCTAAAGGCGCAGGTTTGCTAAACCTGTGAGTGTAAAAGCTCCGCAAGTTCGAATCTTGTCCTCACCGCCACAAACAAAAAAAAAGAGATCCAACAAAACCAAAGTTGGATCTCTTTTTTTTCGATTAAACTTTCATAATTCTTTCTAGATTATGTTTCTCCCTTATTTCAATCTTATTATCTTCAAATGTTTTAATAAGATTCATAATCTTTTCAGCTGTTGGTTCGGGTAAACCATGTCCTTTACTGTCTGCACCAATATTGACAAAACCAGGTTTTATATTACAAATCCATTTAGAAAATTCATGTAGATCAAAGTCCATAATTGGTTCAATTGTTATAAAAACCGGTGTAGATGGATTTATACAAGTTGCAGCCGAAAATCTATAAAATGGTTTTGGTGCAAGACTTATTCCCGGAATATCTCTATTCGTTTCAATTGTCATTCCAAGAACATATTTTGGTGGAAATAAATTGAGGGGAATTTTCAAATATCTTTCTGGATTTTTTGTTTGAAAGATATACGTGTTGGTTGGATATTTTCTACAATGTTCTAATACCTGAAAGATAGTTTGGTCTGGAACACTGTAAGAAAAAAGATCATTCAAGTGCTCAATAAAAATTGTTTTTCCTGTTCCAAAGTTTACATTCATTTCTTCTTCAAGAAGTCTAGTATCTCCACTAAATCTCGGATCTCTTTTCCTTCCTGGTTTTTTAACATAACAATAAGAACATTTGTGTTGACATTCTCCACCCAATGCTGCATGCATATGAGTGACCCACGGATACATATTTCCTGTTGATTTTCTTAGTCCCATATATCTCCTTCCAAAAAAAATTGGAGCAAGATATGTATCTACTATTCATCCGAAGATGAATTTCGTTATATCTTGCTCCCCACCCTTGACATGGTGATTTACTTTCTGGCATTGTATCCAAATACCGTGATAAGGAAGATACAGTTGTCGTGGAGGCGCCCATCCCTGACTCCTTCCCAGAAGAGTTTCCACTGCTGCCCAGCGTATTTCATATCTCCCCCACAAATCTTCACCCACTGATGCCATGCCAGTTGTTTATCTGGACCTACACGACTCTGGATATCTACCACCTCTTGCATTTGGGTTCCCCTTCCTTTGACTTTTATTGGAGTGTGGAACCTGAGACTTGACCTTATCTCAGGTTCCACAAACCATACTACCAACCAAGTAAATCTAAGAGGAATATCAAATTTTAATAAATCTCAATCACAAAGTAACTAACTAGCCCATTGGTCTGTCCTCCATGTATCTAGTTTCTAGGGTTAATGTAACTTAAAAAACACAGCTTCCTAATATTCACTTATTTATATATATAGTTATATTTTATATACTTGACGGTCGTTTTTAATTTTTCTTAGAACATATATATGAGGATTTAATCCTCTAATCTCACCCGACTTTAAAAATATTCGTCTTTAGTCGGAGGACGGAAAGGGTACTAAATTGTTCACTTGCTTATTATGTGGAAATAACTTTAGACAAATAAATACCTCCCATCTTAAAAAATATCACAATATATCTCTCCAAGATTATAAAGAAAGATTTCCTTCATATTCCTACAATCAAAGTTTAGACCATATTAGAAAAAAAGTGACTTCAATGAATGGTTATAAACATTCAAAAGAAACCATTGAAAAAATTAGAAATTCTAATATTGGTAAAAATAGAGGAATAAAGAAACCAGAAAGAACAATTGAACATAAACAAAAGTTATCAATGGTTCTTACAGGGAGAAAATTATCAGAAAAACATATTCTAAATTTGAAGAAAAGTCATACAGGAGAAAGAAGAAAAAAAGCAAGTATTACTCAGAGAAGTAATTTTAGAAATAGTAATTTTATTGAAAAATTTGTTCAAGGATCAAAAATTTGTCCAAATAAAACTGAAAAGTTTTTAATCAACTTGATTTCTGATTTAAAATTGAAATACAAATTTACAGGTGATTATAAAATTTGGATTGGAGGAAAAAATCCTGATTTTATAGATGAAGAGAATAATAAAATTATAGAATTTTTTGGGTGGAGACATACAGAAGAATCTACTGGAATTCCAAATGAAATACATGAAAAAGAGAGAATAGATCATTTTTCTAATTATGGATACACATGTTTAGTTTTGTGGGATACTGATATAAAAGATATAGAGAAATTAAAAGGAAAAATTATATCCTTTTAAAATCAGGCTTAAATTTAAATCGACTTTTAGCCTGAGAGTCGTAAAAAGGAGAAAAGGAGTATGAGTATGTACAAAGAAAAATTTGTGACAGTTTTAAAAAGCAGTAATGGTAAGATTTTGAGAGAACATGATGGTGTTGTTACTCTCCCATTCCAATCAGAATATTCTATTCTGATGAAAAACCTTGAGTCAAGAAAAGCAGAAGTAAGAATATCTATTGATGGTCAAGATGTACTTAATGGTAGTTCGTTATTAGTTATGCCAAACTCCACGTTTGAACTTGAAGGTTTCTTGAAGAATCATCGAGTGAATAATAAATTCAAGTTTATTCAAAAGACTAAAAAAGTTGTTGAACATCGTGGAGATAAAATTGATGATGGTTTAATTAGAGTTGAATTTACTTATGAAAAAGCTAAACCAGAAAGAAAACAAATTATCCATGACCACATTCACTATTGTAGAAGATGTTATTGTTATCCATGTACATGTCATCCATGGACAACACAATGGTATTACTCAGGAAGTTCTTTGAGATCATCATCTCCAAACTTTACTTGTGAGTATAATACTACAACTGATTGTAAAGATAATTCTACATATAGCTGTTCAATAGGAGCAGCTGTTGGAGAATCCAGTTCGAAAGGGTTTGCTTCGTCGTCCATTAACTTTGTTCATACTGAACCATTGCAGGATGAAGGAATAACTGTTAAAGGATCAGAATCTAACCAAAGATTTACAATTGGTTATATTGACGAATTGGAAGAAAATTCAAATGTTATCATTATTAAGTTACGAGGAACCGACTCAGTTGGAGAAGAAGTTAAAGAAGCTATTACTGTTGATAAGAAACTTTATTGCGAAACTTGTGGAAAAGCTTCTAAATCATCTGCTAAGTTTTGTAGTGGTTGTGGAACAGCTCTGTTCTAACTAGTATAATAGAGGGGATACAAAACATAGTATCCCCTCTATTTTCCGTTGTTACCTATCCTTCCCAGCTTTATACCACTCTGCAATCATAGAAGGAGAAAGTTTCATTACATTTGATAATGATACAAATACTCTATTTCTTTCATCTCCACGAATAGTTTCTTCATCTATAATTTGTGGTTTGGAATTGTTTTCCATTGCATTTTTCAATGCTTCATTTTGAGCAGAGAGAATGGTTATTTGAGATTCCAAATCTGCAAAAGCATTTTTTATGATACTCAAAAGAGATTCGACAGATAGCATTGCTCTTTGTTCATTATTTATTATATTTACTGATTCTGGGGGAACCGTAACTTTACGTTCAATAATAGATATATAAACACTAGATCCTTTTTTATTTGATGCTACAATTCCGTTTTCTTCAAGAGGTAAAATGTTTCTTTTTATTGTATTTCTACTATATCCTGTAACATCCATAATCTGGGCAATTGACATTTCTTTATATTTTTTCACTACCTCTAAAATTTCCTTTTGTGTCTGTGAGGGTGAAAAAGAAAGAACATTTGAAAAAAATTCAGATTTTTGTTCTTTTGTTGGATGTTCTGTAATTTTATCCTCGTTTGGTCTAGGACCAAATTTTTCAGGTGTAACACTCACCCTATTAATCAATCCTCTGTTTGCGAGATCATTTAGTCTATTTTGTACAGTGTTTTGATGAATTCCAAACGTCCTAGCAAATCTGTATACTGACATATCACCCTCTTTTCTAAGCTTTGAAATAAAAAAATCATCGCTATACCTCTGCATATTGTCTCCTTTCAAAATGAATTTCCTTCTATTTAGAATTAATATATATAGTTTCCAATTCCAATCTGCATCCAAATTGAGAACATATTATAAATGTTTTGTTATTATACGGTGCATAAAAAAGGGTTATTTTAGGAGAATCTTCATGGAAAAGGAAAAGGATCTTCTTATTAGAATAGGTGATAGCACTCGTGAATATATGAACGATTCCATTAAAAAAGTTACTAATAGGAAGAAAAATACTCCTAGTGGATTTGTTGAAATATATGAAGTTGATGAAGAAAACAAAAGAAATCTGGTTTCAAAGAGTAATTTGGTTGTATATTTAGGAAGAGAATGGTTAGCTTCAAGAATTTTTAATATTAATAATGCTGCTATAGATCCAGAGGGAGATGAATGGATTTGTTGGTTTGGACTTGGAACGGGAGGTGTTTTACCAGCTGATCCATTTGATCCAGTTCCACCAACAAATTTAGATACAGACTTAGATACTCCAATTGGTATTAATGCTTCGGATGCCACTTGTGCAGATTTTCATGATGGTTTTTATTTTAAACATCCCATAGATACAGTTAGATATGAACAGGATGTAGATAATGATAATAAATATCTTATTGCGAAAGCAGAAATAACAATTGGTAATGATGATGCTGTTGGAAACCATCTTAGTGAAGCAGGTTTGTTTACAGCAAATAGTTCAGCTGGTGGAACTAGCGGTCCGTTTCATTTGTATGCGAGGGTTACATTTCCATCAATTACAAAAACCTTAACAAGGCAATTATTGTTCGTTTGGTATATTTACGTATAAACGAGAAAGGATATATACAATAGAAAAGTAAAATTTAGACAACAAACACAAAATTTTAGGGAGAATTGAAGATGGGGAACATATCACCTGGTGTATATACTAAAATTATTGACTTATCAGCTTATGTTGCTTCTGTACCAGGAACTATTTCATTTATTGCAGGTCTTACCAAGAAGGGTGAAGACAATGTCATGAAATTCGTTGGTTCGCGTGGAGAATTTATCGGTGAGTATGGTGAACCAAATATTAGTGATTATGGTAAAAATTATGGGCAAGGTCCATATCTTGCTTATAACTATCTTGGTGAAAGTGGCGCTCTCTATTGGATGAGAGCTCTACCAGATGATGCAACATATGCAAACTTCAGAATCGACGGTGTTCTTGCTGATGTCGATAGTTCAGCATCTATTCAGATTACGTATCTGGATGGACTGAACAGCAAAGCTGAAATTAAAACGAATCTAGCTCAGACAGGTGACACTTATCCTCTTTGTGTTATTTATCCAATTGGAAGAGGTGAGTATTACAATGCGATTGCAATTAGACTAACTCCACATTCTAATCCAACTTTAAATGGAGTTTATGTCCTAGATGTTTATGAGAAACAAAGTGATGGGCAAGATGTAATTATTGAATCATTTGAAGTATCATTCGATCCATATGCTCTTGATCTTTCTGGAGATTCAATGTGGATCGACTATATTCTTTCCAATTACTCAACAGTTCTTAGATCAGAAATGATTACTTCTGGTGCTGTTTATTCACCTGGTTATGAACTATTGGTAAGAGTTTTTGATAAAGATATTGGTACTGTTTCTGTTGATGAAGGTGCAGGATCAGTTACAGACAATAAACAGAATTTCACTGATTGGCAAACCAGTCCAGAAACTGGAAATGCTGATTTCATGGTTGTTGCTAAAGATGGTCGTGGAAATAAGATTTACGGGTGGCTTGGTGCTGCAACTGGTGCTACTTATAACTCAGCTAATGTATTCAATGGTAGAAATTTAACCACAGCTTCAAGAGGTTGGACTGGAGACTTAACAGCTTTTGATTCAGCTTCTAT